GTACGGCGCACAGATCTACATACAGAACACGATGCCGCGTGTCTTGGGAACGGCGCACCAACTGGATGTAGAGTTGCTTACTTGGGATATTGTTAAGCCGAAGTCTGTCAAGGTGCAGGCTGTTCAACAGAAGCGGAGGCTGTAATGGATGTTCCACCAGTATTTCCGAACAGCGTCAACGCACCATCAGAGGTGGTGGTCAAAGACAAGATACACAGGCTACTGCGTTTAGATCAGATCAGTCGCACTCGCACCGACAAAGTAGAAGCGTTGACGGAATACAGCCAGACCTATTACTACTATAAAAATGGCCAAGTTCTTTCTACTATTGTAAAGGTTGAAGACCAGTTTTCATTGGACATACGCGCATGACCATGATGATTTTTGTATTGATTGTTCTTGAGCGTGGGCAACCCACGGGTGAGGAGTTGTACTTTAGAGAACTGACCTCGTGCTTAGAATACTCCAAGGCGCTCAACGCACAGTCTGTAGGCGCGATCAATGAGTTATTGAGCAACAATAGCTACTTCAAAACTTACTGCCGTGTCAGGGAGATACCTACCTCAGAAGCAGGCACTAAGATACTGTTTCGTGATCCCGCTAGAAAGGATGATGACTAATGAGTCCTAAGAAATTAGAGCCTAAATCGCGGTATGCTCAGTATGATCTCGATGGGGATGGGGTGGTTACTGATGAAGAACTGGCACGAAATCAAGAACTTGTTGAAATCGAACTGCGTGAAGAGAAAGCAGATAGTCAACGCCGAATGGCTTGGGTTAGTCTTAGCAGTATGGTGGTTTACGCTATTTTACCACTTCTGCCCTTCATTCCTGAGTCTCGTTTGTCCACTCTGGCGTCTTTGAGCGACATGCTGTTCCTTAGTCAGGCGAGTATTGTAGGGCTATACTTTGGCGCTACAGCGTATATGGCAAAACGATGAGCATACTCGGATCACTTATAGGCCCAGCCACTCAGTTACTAGATAAAGTAATTGAAGATAAAGATCAGAAAAACGCTTTAGCGCATGAAATCGCTACCATGGCAGAGCGACATGCTCAAGAGCTTGCTAAAGGACAGTTAGAAGTAAATAAAGTTGAAGCGGCTTCTAAATCTTTGTTCGTGGCTGGCTGGCGACCTTGCATCGGGTGGGTATGTGCGCTAGGTCTTTTCTATAACACAATCCTTTCGAATATCCTTGGTATTTGGGTAGATGTGCCAGAAATAGATACTACTTTGTTAGTACCCGTTATGATGGGCATGCTTGGCCTTGGAGCTATGAGATCATATGAAAAGGTACAAGGAGTAAGTCGGGAGAAATAATGGCTAATGAACTAATTGAAATGCTAAAACGCCATGAGGGAGTGCGTAGCCATGTTTATCTGTGTAGTGCAGGGTATGAAACCATTGGCGTGGGGCGTAATATCGCAGAGTCCGGTCTTGGCTTAACTGAAGACGAGATAGACTTTTTGTTAATCAACGACATAACTCGTGTTAAGCAGGAACTTACAGATACCTATTTCTGGTTTCCTGCGCTTAATGATGCAAGACAAGACGCGATGGTTGACATATGCTTTAATCTTGGTCTGACACGTTTACGTGGTTTTGTAAAGGCTTTAGAAGCCATGTCTCGTGAACAGTTTGATATAGCAGCGGATGAATTTATGGATTCGCGTTGGAGTCAGCAAGTAGGTAATCGTGCTGTAGAAGTAACTGAGATGATCCGCACTGGAGATTACCAGTAATGGCCCTTCAAAAATATATATTTAATCCTGGGATCAATAAAGAGGGAACCGATTACTCCGCAGAGGGAGGATGGTTTGATTCTAACCTAATTCGGTTTCGTAAAGGATTACCAGAGAAAATAGGGGGCTGGCAAAAATATATTGAAACTTCGTATGAGGGAACAGGCAGAAAGCTTCATGGCTGGGTAGATTTAGATGGTACGAAACTCCTTGGACTAGGTACACGATTTAAACTTTATATACAGGAAGGCACAAGCTATAACGATATAACCCCGATACGCGAAACGACCAGCGCGGGAGATGTAACTTTTGCTGCGACTAATGGATCAAGCACGATTACAGTTACGGATACTGGACATGGAGCAGTAAACGGTGATTTCGTTACTTTTTCTGGTGCAGCTAGTTTAGGTGGAAACATTACTGCAGAGGTATTGAACCAAGAATACCAAGTACAAACAGTCCCAACTGCAAGCACCTTCACTATTATTGCTAAAGACACCAGTGGAACAGAGGTTACTGCAAATAGCAGCGACACTGGTAATGGTGGCAGCAGTGTGGTTGGCACTTATCAGATTAACTCCGGCCTAGATGTTTTCGTCGACGGAACAGGTTGGGGGGTAGGTACATGGAGTTCTGGAACATGGGGTTCTACAACGTCATTAGGAGATGCAAACCAGCTACGTTTATGGTCGATGGACAACTTTGGGGAGGATTTAATTTCTAATCCTCGTGCGGGAAGTATTTATTACTGGGATAAAACCAGTGGTCTAAACACGCGAGCGGTCGCTTTATCTTCTTTAGCAGGGGCTAACCTTGCCCCAACTAAAGGGCTGCAGGTTTTAGTTTCCGATATTGATAGACACGTTATTGTGTTAGGAGCAGACCCGATAAGTGGTGGTTCAAGAAGCGGCACCATCGACCCGCTATTAATTGCGTTTTCTGATCAAGAAAATGCTACCGAGTGGGAACCTTTGGCTACTAATACCGCTGGTTCGTTACGTTGTTCTGCTGGCTCAGAAATAATTGGGGGACTTAGAGCGAGACAAGAAACACTAATTTGGACTGATGTTGCTTTATACAGCTTACAGTTTATTGGCCCACCGAATACGTTTGGACTTGTTTTATTAAACGAAGGGGTTAGCCTCATTGGGCCTAACGCCGCAATAAACAGTCCTAACGGCATCTTCTGGATGGATAAAAAAGGCTTTTATATGTACAACGGATCAGTGCAACCTGTCCCTTGTACTGTTCACGCTTTTGTTTTTGATAACCTTAACGAGGGACAAGCGTTTCAAGTATTCGGGTTCGTAAATAAACAGTTCGATGAAGTTGGTTGGTTTTATTGCTCAGGTGTAAACACTGTTATAGATAGGTACGTTACCTATAACTATGTAGAAAATACATGGTCTATTGGAGAACTTTCAAGAACAGCGTGGTTAGATGAGGGTTTAGTTTCGTTTCCTAGAGCAGCAGGAAAAGATAGCGACACTGCTTATCTATACTCACATGAAACAGGATTCGATGACGATGGTTCTCCGATGAATAACGTCTTTATTGAGAGCGCTGATTTTGATATTGGAGACGGAGAACAGTTCCAGTTTATTAGACGGTGTATTCCAGACGTTAAATTCACTGGAGATTCTTCCGGTACACAAAAAATAAATTTAGTTTTGAAAGCTCGTAATTTTCCAGGAGACACGTTAACTACTGATCAAACAAGTTCGTTTACTCCGTCAACAACTAAAGTAGATACAAGAGCAAGAGGCCGACAAGCAGCCGTGCGATTTGAATCTGATGACGATGCAGAACTTGTAGACAGGTTAGGCGTTGGTTTTAGGATTGGTGCAACAAGGCTGGATGTTCAGCCTAACGGTAGACGTTAATGGGAAGAATACTTCCAGGGAGATTACCTCAAGCAGCCTCTTCTACGGTAGAGGCTCCAACATTTAACAGAGCAATGCGTCTGTTAGAACTAAACGTCGGTAATTTTGATCCTGATCGTACTCCACAATATACCTCAGCGAATCGTGATACATTGAGTTTTGAAAAAGGAGACGTTATTTGGAATACCACAGAGAACGTTCTTCAAGTATATTTGGGGGATTCTTGGCAGAATATCTCAACGCCAAGCACCTCTGGGGTTAGCGCAACAGGGAGTATCGGGACAGTTAGTGTTGCTACCAACGGTAACGTGGTGGTGTCATTGTGATAAAATCTCCTGAGAAGAAAAGTTCATGACTAGATTATTCGACGACGAACAGACCACTTCTTTAGTTCGTGCTATGGCGAACCCTGAATCTAATGCTCGTAAGATGGCAGAGCAAAATCAAGAGATAGGTGTTCCGTCTGACATTACCACAGATATTTTAAATAAATACGCCACATACGGTGCTAATACAGGCATCGGCAACCTTGGGGGAAGCCGACTGGTAGAAGCGATTAACGAGCAATACCGTAAAAAAGTAGATGCGCCTTTACAACAACAAAAAATAACGAAGGCTCAAGCTGGTATGGCAACTTCTACTGCTGTGCCTTACGATCTAAGTATGTTCGATCTTGAACAACTAAAAGCCGCTGCTACACCAGCTGATGCACCCTCTAATGTTATTGAGTCTCCAAGCGCTGAAGTCCCCTCACTAGAAGCGTATAACTCTCCTGTTACTCTTCCTGAGGAACAACCCGCTGTTGCCGCTCCTGATTTAGAGAATATGGAAGTCGGAACTAAACTGGAAAAATTACAAAAATACTTAGAAGAAAACCCTGTAGTCGCTAAACAATTAGGCGAAAGCGCAGGAACTATCGGTGGTATTTTAGTAAAAGAAGCAATAGGCGAAGACGAAACAGAAAGAGTAGTTTCCGCTCCTAGACCTCGTTTCCAACCTTCGCGAGTCTCAACTCCTCGTATCGGTATGTCCGCAGGAGGAAAGCCCCCTGAAGGCTCTGTATTAGGCCGTAAGCTCTTTTTAGAGGGCGGCGAAGTAGACGGGCCAGGAGGCCCAAAAGAAGACCTAGTTCCTATCTGGGCGAGCGATAAAGAATACGTTATGTCGCATAAAGCGGTAAAACGGATGGGTAACGGTGATTTCGATAAAGGAATCGCGGCCCTTGATAAAATTAATTTCGGTAAATAATCATGGCTAACGAAAACGCATATAGTTATCAGGCTCCCGATGAACTTGTTTATAACCTATTAACAGGGCGAGGGGGTCGATTAGGCTTATTACCGACTGTAGAGGACTATTACGCTAGTCAGTTCAAGTCGCTTGGGGCACCCGATAGTTCTCCCTTTACTTATACCGATCCTCGCATCGCAGGGTTTTCTCCTAGAGAAGAACTTGCTATGCAGCTTACTGACCAAGGCATCGGTTCTTATCTTCCATATCTTGCTCGTAGCACAGGACTAACTGAAGAAGCCTTGGGCACTATGGCTGGGGGAACTTCAGAGGCAAAAGCTGCGGCACTTCGTGCACAACAACAAGGCGAAGATTACACAAGACTTGGTATTAATGAAGCCTCTGAGTTTCTTGGTAAAGGTGTTGATAAAGCTAGTGAAGCTGAACAAGGGTTAATTTATGCCCTTGATGGTGTTCGTAGTCGTGGAGAAGAAGGTTATCAATCAGGTATCGCGAATATTCAACGAGGTACTGCTGAAGGTCGCTCTACACTTGAGGGTGCGGAATCAGCTGCTCGTAGAGCCACAGAAATTCAACAGCCCTATTTACAAGAAGCGTTAGAACGTACTAGAGCCAGCACTGCAGAGTTTGATACAGCAGATATAGATCGTTTTCAAAACCCGTATGAAGACGCAGTTGTACAACAAACTATTGCAGATTTAGAAAAAGTAGGCACTCAAAAAGATATTGCTGCTAGGGCACAAGATATAAGCTCAGGGGCGTTTGGTGGTTCTAGATCTAGGTTAGGCGCTGAAGAACGAGCTGCTGCGAGTACACGTGGTTTAGCGGAGGCGTTATCAGGTATTAGATCTAGCGGGTTTACTTCTGCTCGTGATGCAGCGATGGGGGAGTTCGGTAGACAACGGGCCGCAGAAGCAGGAGCAGCCTCACAAACAGCCGGATTAGGAGCACAAGCAGGTTCTGCAGAAGCAGGATTAGCTAGTGCATTAGCTAATTTAGGACAACAACGTTTTAACATTGGCAGTGGAGCAGGTTCTGCAGAAGCAGGATTAGGTGCTTCTTCAGCTGCTGCTCGTTTAGCGGCTGCTGAAGCAGGGATGAGAGCTAAACAAGGTACTGCGGGTACATTAAGTCAGGCTGGTCAGCAGGTCTACGGTATGGGCTCAGGCACTGGTCGACAGATGTTTGATATGGGAGCGGGGACTGCGTCGTCACTGGCTGGATTAGCTGGCGCATTAGCAGGAAGCCAACAAACTGGGGCTGAAGCCTATAATAAACAAGCTCAGTTGCGTCCTACTTTAGCAGCGGGGGATGTAAGCTCTTTGATGAATGTAGGTGCAATGAATCGCGCTAAAAACCAAGCCCAGTTAGATTTAAATTACCAGAACTTCGTCGGTCAATATAATTTGCCGAATCAGCTGATGTCTGGTTATGCAAATTTCTTAACAGGTGCAGGCCCGTTAGCTGGGGGAACAGGATATTCAGGCACCACTGCTCAGACTCCTTTCGGAGTAGCCGCTCCTGGAAATTACTACGGCGGTGGTTATGGTGGCGGTTATGGCGGCGGTTATGGCGGTGGTTATGGTGGCGGTTATGGCGGTGGTTATGGAACAGGCACTGGAGCTGGAACAGGCACTGGAGCTGGAACAGGCACTGGAACGGGCACTGGGACGGGTACAGGCACAGGTGCAGGAGCTGGAACAGGAACTGGAACGGGTACAGGAGCCGGAAATCCTGGGTACAATTATGATCCTAATCCTGGAGGTCCAGGATATGTTCCAGGAACTTTTAAAGATGGTGGACGACCAATACCAAATCAGGGGTTAGCTGCATTAGCTAAAAAAGCTCCTGAAGTTGTGCGTCGAATGGGATTTAACCCTGCTATGAAAAGTATGGGGGGAGGAATCTCGTCTCGTTTTCCAAGAGCTTCTCGTAAGTTAGGAGCGTAACATGGCTAAGAACTTCGGATTTAATATCGGTGGTGGAGGAATCGCGGATCTAGTTGCTACCCCTAAGATTACTCCTATTCGTTCAGGACAGTTTGCACCTACGCCACAACGTCGTACGACTACCGAAAAAGATCCTAAAAAACAACTTTTAGGAGCATTACTCGGTACAGCTGCTCCGTTTGCAGCAGATGCTGCTTTAAAAGGGTTAGGTTCACTTACAGGTTTAGAATTTTTTAAAGACAGCCCTTTAGCAACACAAGCGCAAGTATCTACTCCTAAAGAGTTACAAGGGCCACCGCAAATAGGTTCTACCCCTGAAGAAATAAGACAAGCGTTAAAGCGGCAAAGATTTGAGGAAATAGATAGAACTATGCCTCAAATAAAAACACCTCAAACTAAAACTGGGTTAGGAAATATCTTAAGCACTGCTTTGCAATACGCTCCTGCTTTCGCTTTAGCTGGGGACGATGACGATGGCTCTGCTTCTGCGTTTATTACCGCTGCTAACGCTGCTAGGAAGTTAGATGCAGCGACAGAAAAAGCAGGGGTAGATGCCGCTGTAAAAAGGGAACAAAGTAGAGCAACAGCGTTTGCTGGGGTAAAACCTGAACTAGAAGAACTAACAGTAAATACTTTTAGACAGCCTGACCCTAAACGAAACTATTTCGTAAATTATCAAACGATGGCTCTACGAGACAAGAACGGTGTTACGTGGATCAGGAGTAACGGTCTTGATGATTTCGACTTAGACCAATCTGGCAATAAAGTTGAAAAAGGTCGTTACTATCGTAATCCTAAAGCAGCGATATTAGATGGTGAATCTGCCGCCGTAGAGACTAAACCATTTCAAGATGTACAAAATCCTGACATTCTTCTTCAAGGTCGCATCGAAAAAATCTCTACGCCTGATGGACAAGAAACTACACAGATTACGTTTCAAGATCCTTTAGACCTTGACAAACGAGTTACTTTAGAGGAGATGGCGGAACGGGGTATCATCTTAACTACTAGCATAGACCGATTTGAGTTAAGACCAATACCCTCTAGCAAGAAAACTCCTGCACAAGAACAGTTAGAAACCGATGTTGCAAAACAACTTAATATCAAGGCATTAGGGTTAGCTGCTCAAGCTGTTTTAGATCCTCTGATGGAAGGCGTTAGGATGGTTCCTAATGCTGACGGTGTTTTAGTACCTGATCCTAAATCTTTTAATAATGGTATTACAAGTGCAGTTCCTCAAAAAATAGCTGGGGTTGTTGATTCAGTACAACGTAACATTATTAATTTTGGTAATGAACTAAAGGAATTAGGGATCACTGATGGTAGTGGTATTACGGCTGTTGACAGTTACAGCTCTTCTAGGCTAAAAGACGATGATAGTGCTTTAAACGCTGCTGCATTAATCGCCGCAAATAGTAAATTCGAAGCTGTTTTTGCAGATGGAAGCTCTACTTCAGCAGATAAAAAAGCAGCATCTGCACAACTCGCTAGATTGCTTTCGAGATTACAATCTTCCGCTGTAGATCAAGACAGTACCTTATCAAGTCTTTTTGGTGGAGAGAACTTTTTAGTTAGAGACGAAAAACGTTTACAAGAATACTTAAATAAACAAGGTCTTTTCGCAGCTAACCAAATTAGACTGGCGTATATGGCTGCTGCTGCGCAAGGAGAAAAAGGACGATCTCTTTCTGATAAAGACATTGCATTTTTTATGGCTACGTTAGGTTTTGATTCTGGTAATGCTGAAGTAGTTTCTCGTAACGTAGGTCAATTTGTTTATCAAGAAATTTTAAAATACGACCAAGACGGTCGAAAATCTGCTATTCGGAGGGAGTTAGAGGGATTAGATCAAAAATCTGAAGAAGAAAGAGAACTATATCTTCGTGAAAAAATTTCTGAATTTGGTAGTAAATTCCGAATAAACAAAGGCGCGTTAGAAAGATTACGTTCAGAAACAGACCCTAAAAAACGTCAAGACTTAGTTATGGAAATTCAAGATAAATTAAATGACGTTACTGGGGGAATTGGGACTAGATTTTATGGATTTAATCCCAAATACGGAATTTTTGTTCCTAAAACTTTAGCAAATAATTTTAAAAATGATTTTTTGTTACAGCGATTAAACAAGTATCTAGATCAACTTGGCTACGATTTTGTTACTGGTACAGATAGAATGTACTCAGGTACAGGGCGATCTGCTAATAACGTTGTAAGTCCAACTGTTCCCGACACTCAAACATCGGAAGATGAAAACGACTCTGTTCGTGGGGCGCTCTAGTGGCTAGAAAACCAATAACTGTTGTCGGCGATGAATTTTATTCTACTGATCCTACTTTCCAAGAAGTATTTGAGGGGATCTATGGTCAGGGTATTTCTACAAGTGATGCAAGATATTTAGACCCTGTAACTAAAGAAATTAAATCATATACTGCTCAAGAAATTTTAGATCAAAACGCTCCTAGTGGGTTATATATTTCAGGTCTACAAGTCCCTACGGACAGCCAGAACTATGCGCGGTTACTTACTTTAAAGAAAATTCTGGGAACTCCTGAGCTTTTAGATAAAGTAGTTTCTACAGGGCAAATTACCGAAGACGTTCTTCGACAAGATTATGACGAAGAAGCTGAACGTCGTTATGTAGACGAGCTTCGTCCATATTATGACAAGGGTGGGGTTTTCGTTGATCAAGAATATACCCCTCGTAAGCGAAGAGAAGATGAAGTAGGTACAGCGGTTTTTGGGGAACCCTCGTTCTTAGGCCGTTTGATGGGAGTAGATTCTCAAACGGGAAAAACAGTCGAATATAAGGTTCCTGGAGAAGATGTAGGTGTAACAGGGATTGCTCCGATAGATGCTGGGATAGATTTTCTATATGAAAGTAACGAAAAACAACGAGAACAATATCTTCTTAGAGGTGTTAGATCTCAAAACTTAGATACTTCTTATTTGCAAAGAAGACAGTTCTCTACTGACGAACAACTCGATTATGATTCACGGCTCGCACGAAGTCCAACCTATCCAACAGGTAGAGAATTTGGGTATGTGATCGCTCCTTTCGATCCTCCGAAACCAAATCCCTTTAATCCCAGAGAAACATTACCAGTAGTTTCTGAGGTTGTTCCTAACGATCCCTCTAGTGGATTAGTAATAAAAAGTATATATAACGGGGTAGACGAAGACACAGGCGATTATCGAATTTTGCCTGTAGAAAATATACAACCTGTACAAACAGCTTTAGAGGGAGATTTTAAACCTGTTCTCGATGAGATGAGTCGTTTTGTAGCTGTTGAAGGCCCAGGGATTTTAGCAGGTTTTGGTCTTGGGGGGCTTGCCCAAAAATTAGCTCGTAAAAGAATAAAACAAAATGTAGAAACGACTGAAGCAGACATAGAATTAGGCAGAGTACCTGTACCCTCAGAATCTAGGGTTAGTGATGATTTCTTTAGTATGGCTACTGCTAAAGATATTGCATATACCAGCGTAGGAGTTGCTGGTAGTGAGGCTCTTATCAAATTTGGAGCTTTAAGTTTAGGTGCAATTCCTACAAAGGATCAAGAAGGCAATATCATAGAACCAGCGGTTCAGCCTGATATGACGTTTAGACGAGCACTCGAAGAGTCGGGTGCTTTATTTAATTCTGCTCTTATAGGTGGTGCTTTAGGAGATACAGCTATACGAGGATTTGCCTCAGCTTGGAAAACCGCAACAGGGATGCCTGTTGACAGCACCGTAATGGATACGTTAATTATTGAAGCTAGGCTCTTAGGAGATAAAATAAGAGGCACTCAAGCGAAACGTCCTAAAACAAAGCAACAAGATGCAGATTATGCTCGTATCTCAGAAGTTCTCGAAGATTCAGAATACTTCGATGAACCTCTTACTTTAGCTGAAAAAATAGCGAAACAAACTGGTGACGTCTCTGTTAAAGATCAAAGAGAACTTGGCGCAAAAACAGCACGAAGATTAGCTGAAGTTCTTAAAAATAGACAACAGACATTAGGGCAAATGTCGCAAAGTGATTTTATTTTAGCTTTAGAAGAATTACTTGCTGCGGATTTAATGGGAGGCTCTCGAGAGTTTGCTCAACTTCATAATTTCTCCAGAGATAATGCAATTGTTTTAGATGAGTTTTATCAAACATTAGTTAAAGAATTTGGAGCAGATCCGTCTACTTTTATTTCTAAACAACAAGTAAACGAACTATTTACTGGGGCTAGAACTGAACGGTTACTAAGTGAACTTTCTGAAGAGGAAGCTGCAATTTTATCTGCTAAGGCAGATGCTAATTTAAGCTCTGCGTTAGATTCCCCAAGTAGAGAGGCTCGACAAGCTGCTGCTGCGGACGTACAAGAACAAGTATCCGTTTCTCAGAGTAATTTGTTTCCTGATCAAAAAAGTAGGATTTTAGTTGAGAAACAAGAAGAAGTTCAAGAAGCTAGAAAAGTTTTAGATGACGTTTTAGAAGGAGAGGGGTACTCTGATCCAGCGGGTAATACTAAAATGCCTCGGTTTATAGCAGGGCCATTAGAAGATTTTCTAAATGCTAATAAACAAAAAGGCACTCCTTTCGGCACCACTGATTCTGCAGAAGCAGAAGAATTAATTAGAGAAATTCTCCCGTACCAAGGAGAGGGTTTTAATATCGCTGCGTATTTAGGGCAAGAACGAGTTAAAAAAGTAGACGCTCAAGGTAGACCAATTATAGACCCTGCTACTGGTAAACAAGCTCAAGGGTTATTGTTGCCCCAACAAGCTATTCCTCTCAATGCTCAAATTAGAATGAGAGAAAATATAAACGCTGTCATAAGCGGTCATCCCAACCCTGTTGTAAGGGAAAAAGGTCAAGCGTTACTAGATGCGGTTGATGAGATGATTGATCACTCTCTTGGAAAAGTTTACCAAGCTAGAACAGGTACTGATCCTAAAGACGTTTCGATAGACGAAATACATTCTGTAATTGGTGCAGATTACGTTTCAGCAAGACAAATGTTAGAAGAGACTAAATCAGAAGTTTCTGGAAGATTTCTTAGGGATATTGTCACTAAACCAGAAAATGAGATAGGGTCGTTTATTCTTACAAGTAACCCTGATCAAGTTAGAGGGCTTATACAAAACCTTTCTCGACAAGAAGATGGTCTGCAAAAATTACAAAGTATTAGGTCTTTAGTTTTAGAATCTTTACAAAGACAAACTGATAATAGATTTGCCCCAGATGCAAGCGCAGCTGACCAAGGTAAGGCTTTTGCAAATTTATTAAACAAACATGAAGAACAGTTAAGAGCTTTGTTTCCAGAAGATTTTGTTAAATTTACTGAGCTACCTGAACTACTAAACACTGCAAGGGAAGCGGTAAAACAGTCTAAAAAACGAATAGAAACTTTAAATAGAGAACTCGAAGATTTATCTGTTGAAGGCAAAGTGCCTTCAATCACTGATACTTTAGATATGTTTTTTGGTTTGCCGTCTGCCCAAGCTAGACAATTAGATCAAACTAAATTACAAGGAGCCGTTAGAGCTATTGGAGAAATAGCGGATGAGTATCCTGATTTGAGAGCAGCATTGCAGGGTTATTTTGGAGAGGAAATTTTAGTTAAACAACTGCAGATGACTGGATACGATACTACAGAGAAAGCAACTAGAATGCTCACTGCAGGAGGCGAAGACAAAGCGTTTAATTTTAACAATTTAGACAGAATGTTTTTAAGACCTTATAAAAATGACAGCCAGTTAGCCAGAGCATTAGAACCGATTGTAGGTAAAGATCAAGCATTCCGTTACGCAAAAGATTTGCGCATCTTAGCAAGACAAATGCGCCAACAAAAAGGATTCGCAGGAAGTCCTTTAAGTGACTACATGAAACGTCCTGAAATAGAAACGGCGGCAGCTGTTGCAGGATCTGAAGCAGGACAAACTGCATTAGACACCACTAGAAAACTTATTTATGGCCCGTTAGATATAACGAGCACACGAGTAGGGATTATAGGCAAACTTATAAGAGGTGGTGCTGATGAAAGAAAAAGAAGATATTTAGCTAAAATTGTTCAAGATCCTGAAAAACTAAGAACGTTCATGATTCTTCAAGATAGAAAATTACCTGCGATAACCATGTTAAAAGCTATGCAAGCTATTGCAGAGGATCGTTCAGAAAATTATGGTTCTGAAGCTCGTAACGACGATATAAAACGTTTAAGAGAAGAGATTTTAGAAGTAGAAAATAATAGAGATATCCCTGCGGTAATCCAAGGAATGTTAAACGATGGCTAATTACTCCTTCCATAAAGAAATACCAGTTGTTAGTATGGATGAACAGCCCATGGTAGCAATGCCAATGGCTTACGGCGGCGAGGTTAAACCTCGTAAAATGTTCGTAGGTGGGATGTCTGGGGTTGGTTTCAACCCGACAGGTCTTAATTTTGGCGATATGAATGACAAAATCGCACAGCAGGTTCAAGCATCTATCGCGGAATCTATGGGGAATATCCCAGATTACAGTGCGGCCATTGCTGATTTACAAAGCAGACTAGATCAAGGACTCTCTGAAGACGACGTAGCTAGTCAAATATCCCAAGCTGTTGCTGGGCTTCCAGAGGGTATAAGCGAAGCCGACGTTCAACGAATCGTTGATGCTAATCCTGGGTTGACAAGAGAGGATGTTGTTTCTTTAATTCAACAAAATCCTGGACTCCAGTTATCAGATGTCCAATCTCAAATAGATCAAGCTATGGCTAATCTACCAGAGGGTCTTAATCAAGCAGATGTTGAAAGAATTTTAAGTGGTGCAGATACAGTTAGTTCAAGAGATCTTACAGAAGCCTTAGCAAATATCCCTAGTGGCAACGCTACTAGAGAAGAGTTACGAGAGCTAGCTGAAGAAATTTATCGTGAGCAGCAAATGGCTGGAGGAGAAGGTGGAAGACAAGACCCTTCTCCTATTAGGAATGAAGAGCTTAGAGAACAAGAAATAGAGTCAATTCTTGATCGCTTATTAGCAA